CCAATGCGTTCGTCTATACCCGTTTCCTGATCCCGTTTTTGCAAGGCTATACCGGGAGCGCGATCTTCTGCGACGGCGCCGACATGCTCATGAAGGCCGACATTGCCGAACTGTGGGCGCTGCGCGACCCATACAAGCCGGTCCAGGTCGTGAAGCATGACTACCGCACACGCTGGCCGCGGAAGTACCTCGGCACGAAGATGGAAGCGCCGAATGAGGATTACAGACGCAAGCAATGGAGCAGCGTGATGATCCTGAATTGCATGCACATGTCATGGCGGCAGATCACGCCGGAGTCTGTGCAGCAGATGACGGGTGCGCATCTTCATCAGTTTTCGTGGCTTGCAGATGATCAGATCGGAGAACTTCCGAAGGTATGGAACTGGCTCGCGGACGAGGATGGTCCAAACCATGATGCCAAGCTGCTGCATTGGACGGCAGGCATTCCGCTTATTCCGCAGCATTCCAAAGTCGCGCATGCTGACGAGTATTGGCGGCAGTGCGCGCGGATGAACCACATCACGGATTGACGCCTAGCAAACGGCGAATATCTGCGACTCGCCACCCATTGCGCCCGTTGATGTTAATAGGCTTAATGGGGCCATTTCCACGCATGGCCCATAGGCGCAAGGTTTGCTGTTTGCGATTCAAATGATATGCAGCTGTCGCAGTGTCAACAATTTCGCGGGGCTCACGATCAAGGCGCGTAAAAGTGGGCGGGATCATTGTATGGCAAGCATGATGGTTGAAAAGCGCATCATATGGCAAACGTAGGGTTTGCACAATATCCAAGAACGGCTACATTAGCACCATCTGCCGATAGTCCCACTCGGGACCGGCTTCGCGCAATGCGGGGCTGACGGCCCCGACAAAGGGGCCTGGACATGGCGATTGGCACATACGGCCAACTAAAGACGGCGATCGCAAGCTGGCTCAAGCGATCGGACCTGACAGACATCATTCCAGACTTCATTGGGCTCGCAGAGTCGAATATCCGTCGTGACGTGCGTTGCCGGGCAATGGAGCAGATTGCGACTGGCACGCTTGCCGCACGCACGCTGGCGCTGCCTACGCGGTTCCTAGAGGCGCGCAACGTCGCTCTGAACGGCTACCCGCAAAAGTACATCACCCCGCAAGAGTACGCGGATCAGACCGATTGGGATGCCGGGAACTACACCGTCAAGGGCGAGTTGTTCTATTTCCAGAGTTCTACTGCAACCTACTCCATAGACTACTGGCAAGCCTTTGCGCCATTTGCTGACGAAGGCGACACCAATTGGCTATTGACCAATGCGCCAGAGGTTTACCTATGGGGCGCGCTGGCCGAGGCCAAGTCTTACATTGAAGGCGATCCTTCAAAAGAACTGGCGTTTTACGCTAAAGCCGTGGCTAGGTTGCGGCAATCTGAGATGCAAGCACGTTTCCCCGGGCCGTTGATCGTCCGGCATGACGGAGTTGTGGCATGAGCACATACATTGAATCCTTCGATCTGGTCAATGACTCCACGTTCGGAAAGCGGCTGCAGATGGCAATGTGGATCGGAGCGGCGGCCATCCTGGCTAACGCTCAGTCGTCGGCCGGAGCCAAGACATTTGCTCGCAATCAACTCAAGGGGCCGGCAGACACCGACCTGGCGCGCAGGGTTGCGATCAGGTGCGCAGCATCCGGGCTTGAGAAGGCTTCGACAGACGCTGAAATTCAAGCAGTCGTGAACACGATGATTGCGGAGTTGATTGCCTGATGTTGACGTTCCTGCCCGACGCGCTAGACATCGCGCCCGAGGTGCTGCAGGCAGTCTCTGCGGTGCCTACGCTGCGCGGGTACGGCACGCCACCTAGCGGCATTGATCTGGGGGTGGCGGCTCTGTCGGGCACGTCATTGGGTGGTGCGCTGCTGTACACCCTGAGCGGCGGCACGCGCACGATCGTAGGCACCGCGGCAAAGCTCGAAGAAGCCGGCGCCACGGCATGGACGGATGTCACGCGGACGGCCAGCGCGTATTCTGTGGGTGCCAATCGCTGGCGGTTCGCTCAGTTCGGCAATACGTCGCTAGCTATTAACCTTGCCACCGTGCTGCAGCAGTCGGCCAGTGGCGCATTCGCTGACGTTGCCAATGCACCTAAAGCTGCACTAATGGAGGCGGCTAGTGGGTTTGTGATGCTTGCGAATACCGACGACGCCAGCCTAAGCATTTCGGGCGGGCCGAACGCGGCGCAGGAACATCGGTGGTGGTGCTCGCAGATATTCAACCCGACAGGCACGTGGGCGCCGAGCGTCAGCACACAAGCCACGACGGGCCTGCTTGTCGAGACTCCGGGACCGATAACGGCGCTAAGGCGCCTGCAGTCGGAAATCGTGGCCTACAAAGCGAAGTCGATCTACGTAGCTCGCTATGTCGGTTCCCCTGTCGTGTGGCAGTTTCAGTGTGTGTCTACCGACATCGGGTGCGCCTCGCATGAAGCGGTTGTCGCTGCCGGGACGGTGCACTACTTCATAGGCGACGACGACATCTATGTGTTTGATGGCTCGCGGCCCACGTCCATCGGCAAGGGCATCAAAGAATGGTTCTTTGCGCGACTGAATCGCACCTACATCAGCAGCATCAGGGCGATTCACGACCGGGTGAATTCGCGGATCTATTGGTTCTACCCGACGACCTCGGCGGCGCTCACTTCGTGCCTGGTCTACCACTATGACACGCAGCGTTGGGGCGCCTTCGATCTGACCATCACTGACGTACTAGAGTCGATCACGTCGGCCATCACCTATGACACGTTTGCGGACAAGTTCGGCACCAGTATTCAGTACGATCAGATCCCCACGGACATCAACTACAACTCGCCGTATTGGAACGCGGCGACTCCTGTCCTGAGCTACATCAGCACGGCGGACAAGCTTACCGGGTTGTCGGGCACCGCTTCAGGCGCCACGATGACGACGGGGTGGTATGGCTCCGAGGACACGGTGACGGTCTGTACTCGCGTCCGTCCCAGGTATCGGACGAAGCCCACCGCCGCGACGATCACCCCGGCGTCACTGTTCGACCTGGGCGGGACGATCCGCTACGGATCAACGTCTTCGATCAACGGGGACAGATTCGACGTTCTCCAGGCCGGCAGATATCACCGCTTTGCCTTGACGTTCACCGGCTCGATGGAAGTGGAAGCCCTGAACCCGACGCTCAAGCCGCAGGGGCTGGAATGAAGCGCGTCACGCCGCAGCCGATCTTGCCCCGCGAAATGGGCGACAACTGGCAGAGCGCGCTCCTGAGACTCCTGCGTGAGTACTCGGACGCGATCAATCAGGCAGCGGATCACAGACTCAGCGAGTTCGTGTCTATCACCGCCGATTACACGTCAGGCGAGAACGATCATGTGATTCTGTGTTCACCCGGTGGCGCAGTGACGATCACGCTGCCCGCCGCTTCTGTGATGCGCAACAAGCGAGTCGTGGTGAAGCGCGCCAATAACACGACGCACACGATCACGGTAAAGAGCGCCAGCGGCACGATTGACGAGACTGCGGCAGCAACAGGTGTCACATTGACAACGGCATTTCAGGTGCGAGAGTTCTTTTCTGATGGCGCCGAGTGGCACCTGATCTAGAGGTAAATCATGGCAAATCCATACGGTTACGGACAAATCCCCATGCAGGGATATGGCTACTACGAACAACAGACCCCGGCCGGTTCGTTCGCGGCGGCAAATCAGCAGGGCGCGCGAGCGTTCGGTGCCAATGCCTACAACACGAACAATCCGTATATCGGGCAGCAGTCGCAGGGCATCCAAGGTGTGCCGGGCGTCATGCAGTATGCGCAGGGTGCGCAGTACAACAACCCGTATCTGGGGCAGCAGAGTGAGCGAAGCCAGAACGCCGGTCAGAACGCCTATGCCGGACCGAATCAGTATCTCGAAGGCGCCATCGGCCGCGCGGCTGGCGACATGCAACGCAGCTTCAAGCAGACCGTCGTGCCGGAACTGGATCGCATGGCGCAGCAGTCAGGCAGCTTCGGCAACTCTGGCGTGCAACAGGTGCAGAACGAGGCGTATCGCGACCTGGGCGAGAACATCGGCAACGTGTCGAACCAGATGCGAATGCAGGACTACACGACGCAGCAGGGGCTGGCCGAATCGGCGCTCAATCGTGGGCAGGCGAACAACCAATTCAACGCCGGGATGTCAGCCAATGATTTGTCGCGCAACATGGCCGGCGGCTTCCAGGGCAACGCGCAAAACAACAATTACCTGATGCAAGGCGCGATGTTCGATTCCGGGAATGCCCTGAACACGCAGCAGTTCAATTCATCGCTCGGCAACAACGACCTGACGCGCAACTCCAATCTTGCGCAGGCGCAGGGTCAGTTCAATACCGGCGCGCTAAACACGAACAGCATGTTCAACGCCGGGAACATGAACACGAACAGCATGTTTAATGCCGGCCAGGGCAACAACATGAACCAGTTCAACGCCAGTGCTGGGAACAACATGCTGGAGAACTACCGGACGCGGCAACAGAACCAAGGGCAATTTGACGCGAATCTTGGCAACAACCGATATCAGTTCGATCAGTCGCTTGGAAGCCAAAACCGGCAGTTCGACGCCACGCTCGGACAGAACGCATATCAGTTCGATCAAAACCTGGACCGCGGTATCTGGAATGACAATATGGGTTGGGCGAATACCGGGTTCAATAACACCATGAACCTGATGAACAACGCTTACAACTGGGCCGGCGGCGGGGTCAACGCAACGACAGCGCAGCAGAACGCCCCGATGAATTATTGGCAGCAGTTCGCAAACGCAGGTAATCAAGCCGGCGGACAGGGCGGCACTGCCACTAACTCGCAAAACATGCAAGGCAACCCGTACCTAGGCGCGTGGGCCGGGTGGAACATGTTTGCACCGAAGCCTTAAGGACAGACCATGACCTACGAAGAAATCCTAGCCTACCTTGAGTCGCTCAAGGGCACGCCCGTCGATCTGCAGGCGGCAATGCAAGGCAATCCTAACGAAGTGAATCCGGTAGCGCGCGGCGGCACGGATGTCGCGTGGGGCAACGTGCCTGGGCTGGAGCAGTTCTATAACTATGACATTCCGAGCAACCAGAGCACGTTCAACCTGTCGGCGGCGCTGCCGGAAATCCAGCGGCTCGGTTATCAAGTCATGCAGGCCGAAGACCCGGGCGCGGAAACGATGGCATCGTGGGTCGCAGGACCGGACGGCAAGCCTATCGCTCAGAGCGCGCACCTGACCGGCACAAACGAAGACAACTTCAAGCTGGCTGCGCTGGCCGCGATGGGCATCACCGGCGCGAACGTCCTAGGCGCAGGGTTTGGCGCGACGGGCGCTGCGCAGGCTGGCGGCGCGGCTGCACCGACTGGCATGACGGCAGAGCAGGCGGCAATGCTCGCTGCAAATTCTCCCGTAGGCAATGCCGGTGGACTGGCGGCATGGGAAGCGGCGCAGGCCGGAAGCGCAGCGGCTGGTGCAGCAGGGGCAGCCGGTAGCGCTGGCGGTCTTATGAATGCTGCTGCACCAGCCGCCGCAGGCGGCCTATTAAGCGGCATCGACCCCACGCTGCTGCAGCTCGGTGGCGCTGCACTCGGTGCCGCATCGTCGCAGGATCAAGAGCAGACGACGACCACGAAAAATGAACCGTGGGGGCCGGCGCAGGACTGGATCAAGAACAACATCGCGGCCGGCCAGGCACTACAGCAGAAATACACCGATCAGCCGTTTTCGCCGGGTCAGCAGACGGCATACGGCAACCTGTACGGTCTGCTGAACAGTTACAACACAGAGATGCTGCCGGGCCTGCTAGGCAACGCGAACGCGATGTCGCAGGGGTATGACAGGTATGCACCTAAAGAAACGCGAGGCAAGCCGAAGTTTGGCACGGTGGGATCAACGTGGGCGCCTGGCCTGCTGAAGTTCGGAGGTTGAGATGGCTGCAGACGTTAAGACGCACCTGTACGAATGGTCCACCACTGAGAGCAGCAATCTGCCGGTGGGGTCCACAGTCGTTAGCACGAATCTAGACGACAACCTGCGCATGATCCAGAAAGTCGTGCGCGACCTGAGCGCGCCGACAACGCTCGCAGCGGCGGGGACTACGGACCTTGGAAGCAAGGATGAAACCTTTATCACGCTCACCGGGACCGCCGCGACGATCACGGCACTCGGGACCGTATCTGCTGGGATTTACAAGTGGGTGATCTTCAACGCGGCCCACGTCCTGACGCATAACGCCACGTCGCTGATCCTGCCTAGCGCAGCGAATATCACGGCAGCATCTGGGGACGTTGCTTGTTTTGTGTCCCTCGGGTCTGGTAATTGGAGATGCGTCAGCTACACCCGCGCGTCAGGTAACAACGTCCTGAATGCTTCGACGTTTAGTGACGGCACGGTTTCTGCGCCTTCAGTGACGTTCGCCGCAGATCTCAACACAGGTTTGTACCGTCCTGGAACGGATACGGTAAACGTCGCTGCTGGCGGTGCTGCGGTTGTTTCGTTTTCGGCGCTAGATACTACGTTCACGCCTGTACGAGACTTTGTTGTAACCAGCGGCGAAGACATCGTAATGACCCCCGCCGCTGGGAAGAGCTTTTCGGCGGTGCCGGCGGTGAATGTTAGTGGTGATGGAGGCGGCATTAGTCTAGTAGGAGGACAAGGACAAAGCCAAGGCGGATCAGTAGTGCTGCAACCTGGGACAAGCGGAGTTAACTATGGCTCAATTGACTTTAAGGACGTAAGCAGCAATGTAATGGCCATTCGCATTACTGGCAAAGGGCACTTGGTTGTTGGTGAAGGAGATACTGGTGGCGGAGGTATTCGGACTCCGGCTATTTCGTCCGGTGGTGGAACGAGCCCGACTATTGTCGGGTCTGACACTGCCTTCAAAATTTCTCTCGGATCGTCGCCAGGAACTACAGCAATTGTTATTGCATTTGATCAGACATATGCCAATGCCCCGATGGTGATTGCGCAGTATCAAAGTGATCACATTGCGCTTCGCGCCGTTGCGACGACTTCGGGGATTACGATTACTCCTGCGTCGTCAATGACTGCGGGACATGTAATTGATGTGCACGTTATCGGCAGGGAGGTAGTGTAATGGCTATCGACTTCAACGCTGACCAGAACCGCATGGGCTTGGCCTTGCTGGCCGCGGCGGGTCCGTCTGCGCGACCCATGTCATTCGGGCAGCGCATGTTCATGGGCATGGGGCAGCATGATCAGTATCTGGCCGAAAAAGAGCAACGCGAGCAACTGCGGAAAGCACGCGAGGCGCAACTGGCGTTCCAGCAGATGCAGATGTCGCAGATGATCCAGCAGCAGGCGGAGCGCAAGGCGGCGCAGGAACGCGCCACGGCCATCGAAGGTGCGTATCGTGGTGCGATACGGACTCCGCAGCAGCAGGCTATGGAGAAGTTCGGCGGGCCGACACAGGCCGCGGCAACGGCAGCACCCGGTATGGTGCCGCAGATTGACCAGCGGGCGCTGATCGAGTCGCTGGCGAAGGTTGACCCAATGACGGCGTTTCAGATGATGCTGCCGAAAGAGCGCAAGCTGACGACGGTTGCGCCTGGCGCTTCGTTGATTGACGAGGCGGACCCGACGAAGCCTGTATTCACGGCGCCGGATCGCCCGAAGGAAGTGAACCCGAATCAGCCGTTCATGATGATCGACGGGAGAATCACGCCGAATCCTGCGTATCAAGACTATGAGTTGCGCAAGGCGCAAGCCGGGCGAACAAGCGTCAATGTCAACACTGCGGCCGATAAGACGTTCGAGAACGAAACCGCACTGCGGAAAGAGTTCAACACGCTGCCGGAAGTGGTCGGATACAAAGCAGCGATCCCGGCTTTCAAGGCTGTGCAAGACGCGGCAACTCGACTGACCCCGCAGTCGGATATCAACATCATCTATGGCATTGCAAAACTATATGACCCAACGAGCGTAGTGCGTGAAGGTGAGTACGCGACGATTGCCAACAGCCAAGCCATACCGGAGCGGATTAAGTCTCTAGCGCAGCAAATCCAAGGCAAAGGAAAGTTGACGCCGGAAACGCGTGCGCAGCTTATGGTTGAGGCGCGGCAGCGGATCGGAACTTTGCAAGGCGAATACAACGGAGCAAAGTCTACCTACGAAGGCATTGCAAAGAAACGTCAGCTTGACACCGGAAACGTCTTTGCGCCTGTCGGCGCCGGGATAGATGCCAATAAACCGCAAGGCTCGGCAAAGCAGGTTGTACGAACCGGCACGTTGAACGGGCGCAAGGTGGTGCAGTACAGCGATGGGAGTACGGAATATGCCGATTGATCCAAACCAGGTTCAATGGGATTCCGTAGACCCGTCCGCCGTCCAATGGGACGACGAAAAGAAGCAGCGCCACACCGTCATGTCTGTGCTGGACCGCTTCAAGATGGGGATGATCGACCCCATACAGGGCGGCGCGCAACTGCTGACCAAGGCGCTACCGGATAGCGTCGTCAACGCTGGCAACCGGGCAAACAACTGGATTGCAGACAACCTGGGGTTGGTGGCACGCCTACCTGAAGGCGGCGTCGATCAGCAGACCCGCGAGCGCGAGGCCGAATATCAGCAGCGCAGGCCCGAAGGGTTCGATTGGGCACGACTTGCCGGCAACGTCGCCAGCCCGGTAAATCTGGCTCTGGGGGCCGGAGCAGCACAAGCAAGCACCCTCCCGATACGGATGGGCGCGGGGGCGGCTACAGGGGCAGCAGCAGCGTCCATGGCGCCTGTCGGCGACGGAGACTTCTGGGCGCAGAAAGGCCAGCAGGCTGCGATTGGTGGAGTCATGGGCGGCGCCGTTCCGGCAGTCGCGTCCGGAGTATCGAGGCTGATCAGCCCGCGTGCGTCAGTGAATCCTGATGTGCTGGCGCTCAAGGCTGCAGGCGTGCGCCCGACTGTTGGGCAGACACTCGGCGGCATGGCAAATCGTGTCGAGGAAAAGGCGATCAGCCTTCCTATCGTCGGTGATGCCATCGCATCGGCGCGCACACGCGCTACAGGCGAGTTAAATCAAGCGGTGGCGAACCGCGCCCTTCAACCCATCGGCGCAAAGGCGCCGGCCGGACTGCAGGGGCGTGACTTGGTTGCGGCCGTGCAGTCAAAGCTGAGTGACGCCTATGAAACGCTGCTTCCGAAGCTGACAGTTCGCGCAGACAAGACCTTCAATCAAGAGGTGTCCAGCCTTCGCGGCATGGTGGCGAACGGATCGATTGATCCGAACGCTGCGAAGACGTTTCAGCGCATCCTACAGAATGACGTGCTCGGAAAGTTCAAAGGTCAGCAGGCACTGACCGGGCAGACGATGAAAGCCGTCGAAAGCGACCTAGGCCAAAAGATCGCGCAACTTGGCGGATCGACGGACGCGGACGCGCGCCTAGTGGCTGACGCGCTGCGCGAAGTTCAATCGTCGCTTCGCAGTCTGGTGCAGCGCAATAATCCGCAGTTCGCTGACGAGTTGACGGCGATCAATAAGGGTTGGGAGAACTTCAAGCGGCTTGAGCGTGCCGCGTCCTCGGTCGGCGCCGAAGATGGGATGTTCAGCGCAGCGCAACTGCAAAACGCAGTGAAGGCGCTGGAGAGGTCAAAGGACAAGGGCAAGTTTGCGCGCGGCCAAGCGTTCATGCAGGACTTAAGCGACCCGGCTAAGAACGTGCTTGGGTCCAAGGTTCCCAACAGCGGTACGGCAGACAGGATGATGAACCTGCCGAATCTGCTGACTGCAGGTCTTGGCTACTCGGTGAACCCGGCCATTCCTGCCGGCATGCTTTTGGGTGCAGGCGCCTATACCCCGCCAGCACAGGCGCTACTTCGCGGCCTTGTGTCGTCGCGCCCATCGCTGGCCCAGCCGGTAGCAGGCTTGCTGAATCGGTCCTCTCCCATGCTCTCGCCGGCTGGCGGTTTGCTTGGCATCGAGATGTTGGATTAGCAGGCCCCAAAGCACAGCGCCTATAGCCATTCCGGCGGCCGACAAAAGCGAATCCATCAAGTTACCTTTACATGCGAGTCGCCAATCCTACGCCCAACGCCATGAAGGACGCTAGTGTCTGATG